TTGCCAGGTATCTTCCGTGAACAACACAGCTATGTCACCGAGATCACCATTGATATGTGTGAAGCTCGTGGAGATTGTTTCTATATCATGGATAACGTGGTGTTCCCAGCAAGTAACCAAAGCGTAGGTTTGATCAATGCTGCAATCAACACGGTTGCTACAATTGATAGTAACTACGTCGCAACTTACTACCCATGGGTCAAGATCCTCGACACTAACTTGAACAAGATTATCAGTGTTCCACCTTCTGTGGTGTTGCCATCGGTTTATGCCGCTAACGACAACGCAGCTGCTGAATGGTATGCTCCAGCCGGTCTAAACCGTGGTGGAATCCCACAAGCTGTTCAAGTTCTTGACAGATTGACTCATGCTGAACGTGACACTCTCTATGAGAACCGTGTCAATCCAATTGCCGCATTCCCAGGTCAAGGTATCGTGGTTTGGGGTCAAAAGACTCTTCAAATCCAACCAAGTGCCTTGGATCGTGTGAATGTTCGTCGCTTGTTGATCAACTTGAAGAAGTTTATCGCAAGTTCAAGCAACTACTTGGTCTTCGAACAAAACGTAGCTGCTACACGTAACCGTTTCTTGAGTATCGTCAATCCATACTTGGAGAGTGTTCAACAACGTAACGGTATCTATGCTTACCAAGTTAAGATGGATGCTGAAAACAACACTCCTGACTTGATTGATCGCAATATTCTTTACGGTCAAATCTTCATTCAACCAACCAGAACTGCTGAATTCATATTGCTTGACTTCAACATTCTGCCAACTGGTGCTACTTTCGGTGAATAACCTAGAGTAAACTAAATCAAGACCCCGGCCCTAAAAAGCCGGGGTTTTTTGTTTATTTGAACAGACTAGATTGATAAATTAATATAGATATTTTTTGAGAACACCACATATTTATATGCGATGATTAGTCTATCAGACCTTCTAACAGAGGCTAAATTGCCAGCAAGTGAACAAGACATGGACTTGTATGCTAAAAAATACAAGAAGACCATGGATTATTTGCGTAGTAAAAACAAAGTGTTACTATTGACTACAAGTAATCGTTGGTCTCAACATAAAGACGATGTTCCAAAAAGCAGTCAGTTAGCCATTAAAATTCAAGAGTTGCTTGGCAAAGAAAAAGTAACATTGATTGACACAACAAAACTACACATCGTTCCATGTGAAGGTAATGTGAGTAGCAACAAAGAGTTTGGTGGCAACCATTGTGGAACAATTGGTGCTTTATTGAAAAACAAAGAACAAAATCCAAGTGGTCATCATCGTTGTTGGGCTAGTGTAAATGAGAAGGGTGACGAACTTTGGAAGATCAGTAAGGAGTTGTTTGAGAGTGATTGTGTATTATTTTTTGCAAGTGTCAGATGGGGTCAAGCCAACGGTTATTATCAAAAGTTGATTGAACGTTTGACTTGGATTGAAAATAGACACTCGACTTTGGGTGAGTCCAATCTAGTTAAAGATATTGATGCTGGATTTATTGCTGTTGGTCAGAACTGGAATGGTAAACACGTTGTTCAAACACAAAAGAGTGTTCTTGAATTTTTTGGATTCAAGACACCAGACCAATTGTTTTGGAATTGGCAATTTACAGATGATGCCCTTGATGAAACCAAACGTTCATACTTAAAAGGCGTATCTACATTCGAAAAAACATTTATTAAACCATATGATAAAGCTGAGTAATATTTTGTCGGAAGTTCTTAGAGAAGGTGGTGCTGGTGGCCACATGGAACATCCATTTGACTTTGCATCCAACGGAAAACAACTAGTTGATATCTTTCAAAAGTCCATTAATTCTTTGGAAAAGGGAACTGGCAGTGTAAAGATTGACGGTGTTAATGCAAGTATTCGTTTAGTTAATGGAGAATTTGTGATGGACCGTGGTAGTGCAAAACCATTAGACATCAAGGGAATGCGTCCACAAGATCTATCTGCTAGATTTTTACCAAATCCAGAAACAGGTGCTGAACATGGATTCATCAAGATTGGTTCTACTGTAATTCAAATTTTTGATGATGCAATTCCATCAACAACAAACGAATTGAAGGCTCTTGGTTTGTTGAACAATCCAAACATTTTGTTGAACGTTGAATATGTTGAGGGACAAACAAATGTTTTGGGTTACGAAGACATTGGTAACTTCTTGGCAATTCACGGTTTGAAAGAAATCAAACCCAAGACGTTTGGTAAGGATGGTAGTGTCAAATCCAGAGTAGCTACTGAAATTCCTTATGATAAGACAGTCATGCAATCATATATCAATAAGTTGAATGTGTTTGCTAAGAAACGTGGATTTAAGGTATTGGGTAGTGTTGACACCAAGTTTAAGACCAAGCCAAACCTCTCCAAACCACTCGGTGAAAAGGTTACTTTGTATCCACAAGGCAATCCAGTCACAAAGAGTTTGAAGGATTGGTTAAAAGATGTAAATATTCAAACACCATTGATTACCCGTGAACAGTTCCAAAAGGCTGTTGCTAGTAAGAATATTGCTATGGATTTTGAGGGACAAGATATAGATAAAGTTGTCAATGATACAGTTGTATATTTGGCAACAATCAAACTTGGTGATGAAATATTAAAGAATGCTACTAGTGAAATTGGTGATCTTGAAAAACACGAAGGAATCGTGGTCAGAGATCCTAGTATTCACAGTAGTCCATTTAAAATAACTGGTAGTTTCATTATTAAGGGACTACAAAGTGGTTTTGGGAAATAAAATAAATAAATATTGGTTATGAAAAGAGCACAAGGCAAAAGCAATCTGGAGATTGTAAAAGATTATCTGGACGGAAATCGACCATTTATACAAGTTGGTTACACCGAAGACATAAATAACGCCACACGTAAAGAAGGTGAAGAGTGGGAGGATGGTCAAGGTCGTAAATGGGTTTGGAAGAATGGTAGTAAACGTCGAGTTCCAAAGAAGGTTATAATCGACAACAAACAAATTTGTAAGCAATGTAGTGCCGACGTTCGTTGGGGTAACTATTTGGATTCACAAGTTTGGCCCAAGACACATTTGTGTTATGACTGTTTCACTAACAATGAAACTAAGATGAAGATGGATGGAACTTGGGAATACTTTGACAAGATCCGTGACTTTAAGAATGAGAAAGCAATTTTGTCTGAATACAAAAAGAAGTTTGATGAAACTCTCAAGTGGTGTGAAGAAAAAGAGGGTAAACCTCTTGAGTTTATCAACGAAGATGGTTCTATAGAAAAGTGGGAGGGTGAGACTGGTCTTGATAAGATCAAACAAGATGTTTTGAAGGATCTTGAGTATGTAAATGCTAGATTGTCAGAAATCGACACGTTTATTGACAATTTAGAAAAAGAATATGAGTCAGCAAAATCTAAGAGAAATAATAAAGCAGGAGTATAAGAAGTGTGTTGAAAATCCGATATACTTCATGAAGAAGTATGTCAAGATTCAACATCCCGTCAAGGGAACCTGCAACTTTGACTTGTATCCCTTCCAAGAAGGTGCTCTACAAGACATGGTGGATCATAGTCTCAACATCATTCTAAAGAGTCGTCAGATGGGTATTTCTACTTTGACGGCAGCATATAGTTTGTGGTTGATGACTTTCCATACAGACAAGAACATCTTGATCATCAGTATCACGCAAGAGACTGCAAAAGAAATTGTTACAAAGGTTAGATTTGCCAATGACAATCTTCCTACATGGTTGAAAGTTCCATGTGTAGAAGATAATCGTTTGTCACTACGTCTTAAAAATGGTTCTCAAATTAAAGCTGTGTCAAGTGCTGGAACCGCAGGTCGTTCTGCCGCATTGTCACTTCTAATCATTGACGAAGCTGCATTCATTGATGGTATTGAAGAAATTTGGTTGTCTGCTCAGTATACGTTATCAACTGGTGGTAGAGCTATTTTGTTATCGACCCCTAACGGTGTTGGTAACTTTTTCCACAAGACATGGGTTGCTGCCGAAGCTGGAGAAAATGGTTTCAATACAATTAGATTACCATGGCATTTACATCCAGAACGTGATCAAGCTTGGCGTGACAAACAAACTGAATTGTCTGGTGTAAAAGGTGCTGCTCAAGAGTGTGATTGTGACTTTTCAACATCTGGTAATCAAGTTGTGTCGGTTGATACTCTTGAGTTTTACAAACAAACTTACATTAAAGATCCAGTTGAAAAACGTGGAGCAAGTCAAGATTTGTGGATTTGGGATCGTCCAGACAATAGCAAAAACTATATCGTATCTGCTGACTGTGCTCGTGGTGATGGTGCTGACTATAGTGCATTTCATGTATTTGATGTTGACACATTGACACAAGTAGCGGAGTATAAGGGTCAGTTAACTACCAAAGATTATGGTAACTTGTTGGTGGCAATTGCAACTGAATATAACAGTGCGTTGCTTGTTGTAGAAAATAACAACATTGGTTGGGGAACACTACAACAAATTATTGATAGAGATTATCAAAACACTTTCTATAGCACACCAGATCTGAATGTGGTTGATGTTGAACATAATTATACAAACAAACTTAATGCTCAAGATAAGAAATTGGTGCCTGGATTTACAACTACTAACAAGAATAGACCGTTGATGGTAAGTAATATGGAATCATGTTTCAGAGACAAGTCAGTCACTATACGGTCTATTAGGTCATATGAGGAACTTAATGTGTTTATCTGGAATGGACCTAAGGCAGAAGCAATGAGAGGTTATAATGACGATTTGGTTATGGCTCTTAGTATTGGTCTATGGGTCCGTGGAACCGCATTAAAGTTGAGAACTGAACAAATGGCATATACACGAACAATGTTGGGCGGAATAACAAAAGTAACAAATACAACACCTGGCCCATCATCACAATATAAAATCATTCAATCACCTCAAGAAACGTGGCAATTTGAAACTGGAGGAGGCGGAGTTCCAGGCACAGGTAAAAAAGAATCACTAACTTGGTTGTTGTAATACTTATATATAAGATAGCATTATATGGATGACAAATCATTTCAAGAGTTAAAAAATAGGTCACTTTACGCTAGGCTGAAGAGACTTTTCAGCAACGACGTAATTGTTCGTAACGTAGGTGGCAAAAAGCTCAAGGTCATCGACACCGATGAAATTCAGTATGCTACCGACCGTAATAGTTTAAGAGATCGTTTCAATCGTCTCAGAACTACTGCGTATAATTCGTATACCCGTGACTTCAATTTGTCATATCAAAGCAGTCGTGTAGAACTGTTTCGTGATTATGACACAATGGACATGGACCCAATTTTGGCATCCGCATTGGACATTTATGCTGATGAATGCACCACTCGTAACGAAATGGGTGACATCATTACCGTTCGTAGCACCAACGATGATATCAAGAGCATCTTAAATAATTTGTTCTATGACATCTTGAACATCGAATTCAACCTTTGGTCGTGGACTCGTAGTTTGGTCAAGTATGGCGATTTTTATTTGAGAATGCACATCAGTCCAGAGTATGGTGTTTACATGGTTGAACCACTCAGTAGTTACTATGTGACCCGTGTAGAAAATGCGCATCTACAAAATAAGAATTTCGTAAAGTTCCAAGTCAATCTTCCATATGGTAACAAGATTGAAGATTTGGAAAACTATCAGATGGCTCATTTCCGTTTGTTGAGTGATAGTAACTTCTTGCCTTATGGTAAGAGTATGTTGGAAGGTGCTCGTCGTGTTTGGAAGCAATTGAGTTTGATGGAAGACGCAATGTTGATTCATCGTATCATGCGTGCTCCAGAAAAACGTATTTTCAAGATTGATATTGGTAACATTCCGCCAAACGAAGTTGATAATCACATGGAGAGAATCATTCAACAAATGAAGAAGACTCCATATTTGGATCAAGCAACTGGTGATTACAATCTTCGTTTCAATCTACAGAACATGGTTGAAGACTTTTTCTTGCCAGTTCGTGGTGGTGATAGTGGAACTGCTATTGATAACTTGCCAGGTCTTGAATGGACTGGAACAGACGATATCGAATATCTACGTAACAAGATGATGGCAGCTCTTAAGATTCCTAAGGCATTCTTGGGTTACGACGAGAGTTTGAGTGGTAAGGCTACACTTGCTGCTGAAGATATTCGTTTTGCCAGAACGATCCAACGTATTCAACGTATTATTGTCAGTGAGTTGAACAAGATTGCTGTGGTTCATTTGTATAGTCAAGGATACAGAGATGAGGCACTTGTTGATTTTAGTCTTGAATTGACCAATCCTTCTACAATCTTTGAAAAGGAAAAGATTGATGTATGGAAGAGTAAGGTTGAAGTCAGTAAGGACATGCAAGAACAAAAGTTGTTTAGCAAGAAGTGGATTTATGAAAATGTCTTTGGTATGAGTGATCAAGACATGATTATGTTGCAAAAACAACTTGTTGATGATGCTAAGGGAACTTACAGATTTAAGCAGATCGAAGAAGACGGTAACGATCCTGCATTGAACTTCCTCAAGGCCAAGGGCTCAGAAGGAGAAGGTGGTGGAGAAGGCGGAGCCGGAGGCGCGGAAGGGGGTAGCGCTGGTGGAGGCGAAGAATCGGCAGGCGGAGGAGAAGTAGGAGGAGGTGCTGAAGCCAGCGCTACAGCTCCCGCAGGTGGAGAAACTGCTCCAGCTGGTGGTGGAGAAACGCCAAAATTGACTGAAAAAGTTAAGATGTCTGCTCATGAACGTGCGGAAGCAAACCGTAAAAAAGAAGAAAACCGTGATAGGGACCAAACTGGTAGAAAAGATGCTAGAAAATACCCATTTGGTGAAGATCCACTTGGAACACTAGAGAACAATAGTGACAGTGATTTGTCTCCTACTCACAAATATAAGAAACGTTCTCCATTGTCTTTAGAATCAATGGAATCACTATCGACAATTCTACAAGGATTGGATAAGTCCAAAGAAATTTTGAGAGAAGGAGTATCAGGATCTTATATGGACGAAACAAACATCAAAGAATGATATAAATCCGATGATTTTCCAAATTTCAATATATTTATAAATAATAGAGAACTATATGCGCAAAAAAGCTAAACATTCTAAGTTTAAGAATAGCGGAGTATTGTTTGAGTTGCTCACGCGACAGATTACCGCAGATATATTGGCAGGTCGTGACGAATCGTTCACCAAGAATTTGATGTTCAAATATTTTAACGAAAGCACTGCGCTCGGAAAAGAATTTCAACTATACAATTTTATAGTAAGTCAATCTTCTAAAAATGCCGAGTCTGCTGATCGTATTTTGAACGTAGTATTACAAACTCGTTCAAAACTAAATGAACGTGAGTTGAACTCCGAAAAATACAACCTCATCAAAGAAATCAAGGAGCAGTTCAACATCGATGAATTTCTAAAGAATAAAATTCCAAACTATAAACTTTATGCCTCGGTATACAAGTTGTTTGAAAACCAAGGATCTGATGAAGTTAAGTTTGATGTAGAAGAAATTTTGGAAGCAAGAGAGTGTGTAGTAGAAAGTTTGACAAGAGAAAAGAAGAACGAAGAACAAGCTTTGGATGTATATAGTTCTCAACCAGCCGAAGTGAAGTTACTCGCATATAAGTTCTTGATCGAAAACTTCAACAAAAAGTATTCTTCTTTGTTGCCTGCTCAAAAGGTATTGTTGAAGGAATTTATTACAAACGTTTCCAACACTAACAAGTTTACTGAATTTGTTAATAATGAATACAAGAAGGTTGCTGACCTTCTCAAGGAAAGATCGATTTTGGTTAAGAGTGATATTATCAAGATCAAACTTAACGAAACGATTGCTCAGCTTTCAAACAAAACACTGACAGGCATTGTAAAGGAGAATCAATTGACTCCTCTTTTGAGTGCTTATGAGTTGATAGAAGAATTGAACAAACTTGCTGATGAAAAAGCTTCTTAAAGAATCAGGCGATCCATTTAGAGATATTGTAAAAAAATACGCTCAATTGTATCGTGATAGTGAATTGGCACGTATTGATAAGGCGCAATATCATGCGTGGCTACAAGCACATGCTAATAAGCTTACACCAGCCGTGAAAGCAAGTGTCGAAAAAAAAGTCAAGGACCAATTAAAGAATAAGAATGAAGCATCCACCAGTAGTGCTGCGGGTGCTTACATGACTCCATTTGCCTTTTCTCGTAAAGGGCCTGGAAATGTTAGAGCTGCAACACAACTTGGTTTTAAGTTGGCTAAGCCAGTCAAGAAAAGTCCTGGATATGCTTTGGAAAACCAAATGTATAGTGAACCAGCATATGTGACACCAGCACAAAACATTGAACCAGTATCAACATATAAAGATAAAAATGGGTTGGTTCAACATGGTGATCCAGAATTAGATCCAGGTTTGGCAGGCAAGACACAAACAACTCTTCCAACTACAGAACAACGTAATTCTGTAAAGAAGATTATTGAAGGATATCGTGCTTCTAGGTTTCTAACAAGAGAGGCCGAAGCCGGTCAACAAGCTGCTCCAGTTCAACAACAAGCTGCTCCTCAACAAGCAGAACCAGCTGTTAATGTTCAGTCATATGACATTCAACCAGATTTTACTCAATTTGACACCAAGTTGAAGGATGCAACTGAACAGACCAAATTGGAACTTCAAAAGAAGATTCAAGATCAAATTTTAAATAAAAAGATTGTGGTTCGTGCTAGTAAGGGATACAAACAACCAGAAACCGATTATACAATCAATGTTACTGGAGTTCAAATTGATTACTATTATGATCGATATGTAATCATTATTCTTGGCCGTGAAGAAAGTAAACAAAAGGCAGCCAAGTTCTTTGTAAAGCCTGGATTCAAGATTAAGATTTTGGGACCAGCCGATGTAAAGCAAAGAGACAAGTATCAAATTGCTAAATCAAAAGCATTGGTTGATCCATCACAACAAACTTCTGCTGGAGCATCTAATGTTGTAACTTCAAAACAACAACCAGCTAAACCAGAAGAAAAACCTGAGGCACAACCAGCCCCACCAGCTTAATATGAAAACAGTATTAATTGACGTATTACCATTTGAATTCAAAAAGACCGCACTTAACGAATCGTTGAGTAGTGGTAAACTTCTTGTGACCGGCACACTACAACGTGCTGAAGCAAAGAACCAAAATGGTAGAATTTATCCAAAAGAAATTTTAGAGCGTGAAGCCACTAAATACATGGACAACTTTGTTAAGCAACGTCGTGCCATGGGTGAACTTGACCATCCAGAGTCTTCTGTTGTTAACTTGAAGAATGTCAGTCATAACATCGTAGACATGGGTTGGGATGGTGATGATTTGGTTGGAACTGTAGAAATTCTTCCAACTCCAAGTGGTAACATTCTTAAGGATCTTCTCAAGGCTGGTATTCTATTGGGTATCAGTAGCCGTGGTTTGGGTAGTGTTAAGAAAGATATGAGAGAGGGTGCCGATGTGGTTCAAGACGATTTTGACTTGATCGCATTTGATTTTGTGAGTAATCCTTCTACTCAAGGTGCATTCATGTATCCACAAGGAAAGATCACTGAAAGTGTAAATCCTTCTGGAAATAGAATCATCAATCCTTATTCTAATATTGAGAAGATCATTCATGATATCATCTCGGAGTTGTAAGTAGTATGTCTGTCAAATCATTAAAAGAGACGATTGATTTTATTCATAACTCTGAGTTTGATACATTGTCAGTGGGTCAATTGACAGACGTAATTCCTACATTTGGTCTCAATGATGAAGTAACAGAAGAACAACCCACACATTTAAGTGAGTATTTTGGTAAGGGTATAAAAGTGTGGCAATATCCGATTCAACT